AAATAATTGTTACATACACGATAACTTTGCAGGTATTTTACTTTCAGCAGTTGGATCAGGATCAGGCCCACGTGGTGTTAAAGTAACAAATTCTTTGTTTGAACTTATATACAAAGAAGCAATCAAAACTGTAACAGTACAAGAGTTTACGAGTTCGTTTAATACATTTACAACTTGTGGCGTGGCAAACATTGCTAGTGGTGGAACACCTACTTGTCCAATTATTGACTTTGATGCAGACAACAATATTAGCCTCGGTGATGGGTTCGACAGAACTGTATCACAACAGGCAACACACCCAAACCTACAAAATAATGGTAAAGCAGTATTTGGTTTAATTGCAGGTGATAAACTAACTTATGGTTTACATACTCAAGAGCCAGGAAAAAGTTTTACATTAGTTGATAACACTACTTCAGTAACGAGCACTGCAATTGACTTTGATTCAAGTGTTTTAATTAATGCAGAAATAGACTTTGTTATTGAACGTGGTAATGCAAGACGAATGGGTGTTATGAAAGTTGCTGGTAGTAATACTGCTGGTTATACTTTTGAACAAGCCTTCACTGAAAATGCAGACGTAGGTGCAGGATTAACACTATTAGCCTCTGATGGTACTGTTCAGTACACAACAACATCAACAGGTGCAGACGCAACACTTAAATATCGTATAACTAATTTTTCTTAATTAAGAATGTTTGATTTAAAACCCGAAGACAGGCTACATTTCTGGAGGCAATTTCGTGCCGACCTAAAGAGTTTACCTGAAGAAGAAGCTCTACAAGCCGTAGTTGATTTATGGGGCAAGGCTCCTACAACCAACGGTTACTTAGATTGGACACGTTGTGAAGAATGGCCAGATCCGTGGACATTACTTAACGACAATCACTATTGTGACGTAGCAATAGCACTAGGGATCTTTTATACAATTTATTTGTCGGAAATACTTGACAATAGTACTATAAGTGTAGTAATATATAAGAGTGAAAACAAATTCGTTAACGCAGTGCATATAACAAAATATGCTCTTAATATAGTGTATCGACAAGTAGTAAATACAACATCGATACCACAAGATTTATCAATCCAGAAGGTCTTCACAGTAGAGGATCTAAAGGCACAGAAGTATCTATAATACAATAGCAAGGCATCAAATGACACAAATTCAAGTAACGAAAAGAGACGGAACAAAAGAAGACTTAGACCTAGAAAAAATGCATAAAGTAGTATTTTATGCGTGTGAGAATATAACAGGTGTAAGTGCAAGTGAAGTAGAAATTAAATCCCACCTTTCCTTTTATACAGGAATCACTTCAACAGAAATACAAGAAACAATGATAAAGAGTGCGGCTGATTTAATCAGCGAAGACACTCCTAATTATCAATGGGTAGCAGGTAGACTTATTAACTACCATTTGCGTAAAATGGTTTATGATTCGTTTAAACCCAAACACATTTTAGATATTGTAAAGAAGAATATTGAACTAGGATTTTATGATGCAGAAATTTTAGAACTTTATTCAGAAGAAGAATTTAATGACTTTGACAAATACATAAAACACGACCGTGACGAGAGCATGACTTATGCGGCTATGGAACAATGGCGTGGTAAGTATCTTGTACAAAATCGTGTAACAAAAGTAATATATGAAACACCACAAGTAGCATATATGTTAATTGCGGCAACACTGTTTAGTAACTACCCAAAAGAAACAAGAATGCAATATGTTAAAGAGTATTATGATGCTACAAGTACTTTCGACATTAGTTTACCTACGCCAGTAATGGCAGGAGTTAGAACTCCACAACGACAGTTTAGTAGTTGTGTACTAGTAGAAACAGGCGATAGTTTAGACAGTATTAATGCAACAACAAGTGCTATTGTTAAGTATGTTTCACAAAAGGCAGGTATTGGTATTGGTGCAGGAAGTATTCGTGCATTAGGTAGTCCTATTCGTAACGGTGACGCATACCATACAGGTGTTATACCTTTTTATAAAATGTTCCAAGCGGCAACACGTTCTTGTTCACAAGGAGGTGTGCGTAATGGAGCGGCAACATTGTATTATCCTTTATGGCATTTAGAAATTGAAGATATGCTTGTGCTAAAAAATAACAAAGGCACAGAAGAAAATCGAGTTAGGCACATGGATTATGGAGTTCAGTTTAACAAATTAATGTATGAACGTTTACTTACAAACGACAACATAACTCTTTTCTCGCCTCAAGATGTACCTGGATTATACGAATCATTTTTTAAAGATCAAGATAAGTTTAAAGAACTTTATGAACGTGCAGAACGTAATACAAAAATTCGAAAGAAAAGTATCCGTGCTAGTGACTTGTTTAGTGCGTTTATGGAAGAACGTAAAAACACAGGTAGAATTTATTTAATGAATGTAGACCATGCAAACGACCACAGTTCATTCATTGCCAGTAAAGCACCAATTAAACAAAGTAATTTATGTTGTGAGATTAACTTACCAACTAAACCTCTTAACGACTTTAATGACGAAGAAGGTGAAATTGCATTGTGTACATTAAGTGCAGTCAATTGGGGAAACATTAAAGACATTGCAGACTTTGAACGTGTATGCAGACTTGCAGTGCGTGGATTAGATGCGTTACTAACGTATCAACATTATCCTGTAAAAGCGGCAGAGAATAGCACAAACAAAAGACGTCCTTTAGGTATTGGTATTATTAATTTAGCATATTGGATGGCTAAACATGACATGACTTACACAAATCCAAACTTAGAGTTAGTTGATAGATATGCAGAAGCATGGAGTTACTACTTAATTAAAGCAAGTGCGGATTTGGCAGTAGAGCAAGGTGCTTGTCCAGGAATAGACGAAACAAAGTATGGTGCAGGTATTACGCCTAATATGACATATAAGACTGATGTAGACGAGTTAGTGCCACACAAAGAACGTATGGCATGGACTAGTTTGCGTAAACAACTGCAAAAAACAGGTATCAGAAACAGTACTTTGATGGCACTTATGCCTGCAGAAACGTCAGCACAGATAAGTAACAGTACCAACGGAATTGAACCACCACGTGCATTTGTAAGTGTTAAACAAAGCAAAGATGGTATTTTAAAGCAAGTTGTACCAGAATATCGAAGACTTAAAAATAAGTATGAAATGTTATGGGATCAAAAATCTCCAGAGGGTTATCTGAAGATTATGGCAGTGATGCAAAAATATATTGATCAAGGTATTAGTGTTAATACCAGTTATAATCCAACACACTACGAAGATGAAAAGATTCCAATGAGTGTGATGTTACAACATTTAATTATGTTCTATAAGTATGGTGGTAAACAACTTTACTACTTTAATACATATGACGGACAAGGTGAAATTGATGTTGATAAGTTTAACATTAATAAGGCAGAATTATTAGGCAGAGATGAATTTAAAACCGATGCTGAGTATGATGATTATTGTGAAGCCTGCACAATATAGATAGATACGGAGAGATAAAATAAAATGACAGTATTCAGTAATGAGAAACGAAATCACCTTGAAAGCAAAGCCTTCTTAGACGGCGGTGTTAATATACAAAGGTATGATGCCGTTAAGTATAGACAATTTGACAAGTTTACAGATAAACAACTAGGATTCTTTTGGAGACCTGAAGAAGTTGACATTGGTAAAGATAGTAAAGATTTTAAAGATTTGACACCACATGAACAACACATCTTTACAAGTAATCTTAAAAGACAAATCTTGCTAGACAGTGTACAAGGTAGAGCACCTACTGAAGCATTTGGTCCGTTAATTAGTATCCCTGAATTAGAAGCATGGGTTCAAACTTGGACATTTAGTGAAACAATTCACTCACGTAGTTATACACATATTATCCGTAATATCTATAGCGATCCAAGTAAAATCTTTGACGAGATGATGGACATTTCAGAAATTACAGATTGTGCTGATGACATTAGTAAGAACTATGATGATCTTATTCAGTTAAGTTTAGCATACCAACTAATGGGTGAAGGAACACATACAGTTAATGGTAAAAAAGTTGAAGTAGACTTATATGAACTAAAGAAAAAATTATGGTTAGCAATTAACAGTGTTAACATATTAGAAGGAATTCGTTTTTATGTTTCTTTTGCCTGTAGTTGGGCATTTGCAGAACTTAAAAAAATGGAAGGCAATGCAAAAATTATCAAATTTATTTGCCGTGATGAAAACGTACACTTGGCAAGTACACAAGCATTGTTAAAGATCCTTCCAAAAGATGATAAAGACTTTATTAAGATTGCAGAAGAAACAAAAGAAGAGTGTGAAAAGATGTTTGTTGAAGCAGTTGAACAAGAAAGTGCATGGGCCGAGTATTTGTTTAAAGATGGCAGTATGATTGGTCTTAATGCACAATTACTAAAAGACTATGTTGAATGGACTGCACATAAACGTATGTTAGCAGTTGGATTGACTAGTCCTTATAAAGGTGGAAGTAACCCGTTACCTTGGACACAAAATTGGATTAGTGGAGCAGAAGTACAAGTAGCACCACAAGAAACAGAGATTAGTTCTTATGTAACCGGCGGTACTAAACAAGACGTTGACACAGATACATTTAAGGGATTTAGTTTATGATAGAAATATGGGGCAAACCTGCTTGTCCAAGTTGCACAAAAGCAAAAGCATTATGTGAGCAACGTGGATACGAGTTTGTATACAAACAGTTGGGAACAGACTTTCAAAGAGAAGATGTAATGGAAGAGTTTCCGGGAGCAAGAACATTTCCGCAGATTAAAGTATATAAAGACAAAATCGGCGGATACGACCAATTATTAGAATACATCGAAAACACTGGCTATAATGGCACAGGTGGATCAAAAATAGGATAGAATATGTTATTAGAAAAAGGGCTAAAAGACGTAGTACTAACATTCAAGTTAGTTACAGGCGAAGAAGTAATTACTGAAGTAAAAGAAGAGCATATCGCTCATTATGTAGTAGAAAAGCCATTTGCATTTCTTATGCAAAAAACTGGCCCTGCAATGGCACCTATGTTTATTAGTGTTGATTGGGAAAATGTACCTATTAATATATACAAAAGTGCAATCACAATGACTGGTGAACCTAAGAAAGAAATGGTTGACGGATATCATACTGTAGTTAAACAGTTAACATCTAAGATTATTTCCCCAGGTGCACCTAAAATCATCACTTAAACTCGCAGTTTATATAGGTAAAATAAAAGGTTGACATTTACCTCGCAATCTGTTATAT